AATAGCCGCTCTGGTCGAAATGCGAAAGCCCGGAAACACCAGTTTTTCAAGGGCGCAGAACCACATGACTACAGCGGCAAAAAATTGAAATCTCTGAAGACGCACTTGCTGGAAGGGATACAGAAATACTACCAGTATGACTTGCTTGATCCTGTGCGTTTCAATCATGCTTTTTTGGAAGGGCAGAGAAAAAAACTTGGCGAGTATGATTATGCTTGCCAGTACGATCAATCGCCGATACCACGTGGGCAGAGTTGTTTTGATGTCTGCAAGATGCAATGCATGCATGCACCGTCGTATGATTCCTTTGTACAGTTATGCCGATTTTGGGACAAGTCCGCCGGTGTGAGCAAGGGCGACTATACCGCTGGTGTCCTGATGGGACGTACACCCAATAATGCGTTCTGGGTCTTGGACGTGGTGCGTGGTCGTTGGAATTCATTTGAACGTGAAGCCGTGATGCGGGAAACGGCGGAGCGGGACGGCGAGTATGTGCTGATCGGATTGGAACATGAGCGTGGGTCAGGCGGAATTGACTCTCGGAATATGACTATCCGCAATCTTTCCGGTTTTAGCATAAAAACAGCACCTATTACCGGCTCCAAAGAGCAACGTGCCGATGCTTTTTCGACACAGGTCAACGCTGGTAATGTTTACTGTCAAGCCGCCGCGTGGAACAAAGAGTATTTGGAAGAGTTGCGATATTTTCCGTTCAGTAGTTACGACGATCAAGTTGATGCCAGTGCAGGGGCATTTAAGTTTGTGCTAGAATACAAACCTGCACGGGTTGAATGTAGTGAATTTAGTTTTGTTTAGGAGGACAATCGATGTGGACAACGATGTACGATATGATGTACCCGCAGTGGGAATACGTGGACGACTGCTATAAGGGTGTGATTGCTATCAAGAGCAGAGAAAAGCGGCATCTCTATCTGCCGAAGTTTCCGGTGGAAGAGCGTAATCCTGCAAAAGACCCGCAGTATCAACTGCGATGTTGGTCGGCGGACTATGACAACATTTTCAAGTCGGCGATCATGTCGATGGTCGGCGTGATGGGCAAGATACCGGCAAAGGTAGATTTCGGCAATGCCGATCAAGCAGTGCGTGACCTTGATATGTGGGGCAACGAATCCGACGACCGGCTCATCGGTCTGAAGGCACGGCTCAATCATGCTCAAACGTTGTTCGGGCGATACGGACTGTGGTTAACGCCTATCGCCGATTCTGCCGGTCGCAATCCGCAACTGATTATCAAGGAATATAACTCTTATCAGATCATGGACGGCGAGACGTACACTTCTCCGTTCGACGGTAAGAAACGGCTCCGCTGGGTGAAGATAGACGAATCAAATCCGGTGTTCGATTATACAAGCAAACGGTGGAGCATTGGACACAAATACCGCATACTTGGATTGGATGCGAATCATCGCTATTACAGTGCGATTATAGACGGCGAGAACATTCAAGAACAGTGGAAGGCATTTGATATTTTCAATCCTGTCAATGCGAAATATCCGGTATTCAATGGACATTCTATCAACATCATTCCGTTTACAGTTTGCAATGTTGATCGTCTTGGTATTGACACGTGGCAAGAGCCGCCGTTCCTTGACATGGCATACTCGACGATCAATGCTTACAATGCCGACTCACTGTACAAGCAGGCGATGGTTAATCACGCCACGCCGACGCTGGTTGTTTTGAATGCGCAAATGCCGGAAAACTTAACGCTCGGCGGGATTTTGTCCGTTATCGGTCAAGAAAACATCAAAGCGGACGTAAAAATGCTGGAAACGAACGCTGGCGGACTAGCGGAACTCGGACGCTGTGCAAAGTCTATCAAAGAAGATGCAATGCGGCGGACGATCTTCGGCATGTTGGAGTCCGTCGGTGCGAACACGTCTGGAACAGCGATTACGCTTCGCACAGCGGCGGGGACGGCTACCATCGGCGAAATTGACCGGGCAGGTGCCAGAGCGATAGAAGAGCAGTTATGCATCGCCGCCGTCTGGACGGGAATGTCATGGGACGAAGCCGGAAAAAACATTTCCTACGAAGTCGATACATCGTACATGGCAAGTCAAGGAACAGTGCAAGAATTCGTCTCACTGATGGGAGCGAATTTGAGTATGGGGCAACCGTTCCTGTCGAGACAAAACCTGTACGGCATTTTGGAAAAACTGTATCCGAACACACTGACAGAGTGGGGCATCAACGAAATGCAAAAAGAAGACGAGGGATTTAGCGTACCAATGAAAGGACAGAATGATGAGTAACAACAATTATTTTCGAAACACGTTCTATATGGTGGCTGTTGTGTTTGTCTGTGTGATTGTACAGGTAATAGTCCTGCTGTTGCACGTTACCGACACAAAAAAGCATGTAAAACCAGTACCAATGTCAACAAAAGAATCAGAAATGTCATCCAAAACATCCATGTTTGATGTGCATCGGTTTGTTTTCGACGATGGTAGTCTTGAATCCACTGGTTGCCCGCTGGAGTCCGCCGATAACGGAATATGCCAGTTACACCGCTATTGGATTCGATCAGATCGGTTTTGCATAAGTACGCAAACGTGCCTTCGGGCAAGCCTTCACGACATACGTTGTGATCAATGTAATCATCTGTTGAAAGAAAAGACAAGGCTTTTAGTATGATCTCATCATCCATTCTGAAGGATACCGATTGTACGCCACCGATGCAATAGCAATTTCCAAACAATGACGGATCAAGCAATGGTTAAAATCGAAGCGGGACGTTGGGATTCTTATGCCCGGATACAGGGCATTGCGAACAGCGTTGCCGAAATGCTTGCCGAAACCATCGGCGAGCAAGACCCGGCAATGTTAGCAATGCTCCAGAAGGAATTGCGCACCGTCCGGGAATGGATCATCGGCAACAGAACGCACCCGAAAAAAATCCTTGATAAGTTGCAAGACATCCATCGGAAAATTATTGCCAATCAACATCAGGGAGTAGAAAAAGCGGCAGATAAACTTCATGCACAAGCGGCGGAGTTCGCTGGTGTGATTGCCGAACACGAAGCCCGGCAATTGGAAGTGCTTTTGAAGGAACGGGAAATACGCCGTAAAACGTTGAAAACTTCCTTGACCGAAAAGGAAATCCGGGACATGCTCAATTACAAGCCCTTTGTCGATGGTCGCACCATTGGGCAGTGGTTTGACAAGTTAGAGTTCGATAATGCAAGCACAATTTTCAATGCCGTCCAAAAGGGTGTGATCGAAGGCATGACGCTCAATTCTATCATGCAGGTCATTCGTGGTACAAGGGAAAACGATTTCGCCGACGGTATGATGGAAAGAAATCGCAAGTCGGCAGAGATGCTTGCACGAACCATCATTAACGCAACGGCGAATCAGAGCCGTCTTGAAATGTATCAGGCAAATGCCGATGTGCTGGACGGCGTGCAATGGCGAGCGGCACTCGACCATCGGACGTGCATGATCTGCGGGGCTTACGACGGCAAGATTTGGACACCGGATAAATTGCATGAAGTGAAAGTACCGCCCGCACATCCGAATTGCCGGTGTAGGCTTGTGCCTTACATTGACATCGGCGAAGGAGTAGGGCGACCCGCCGAAGCAGAAAACTTTGACCTGATTGCAAAGGAAAAACACGATGCGAATCCGAACGCAACGAAAAAATACGACGACCTGTCCTACGATTATCGGCGGAAGTTGCGCTATGATGCGATTCAAGACTATAGCAAGAGCGGCGGGAAGCCCTACAAGCGTCTGTCGAGCGAAGCGACGTTTGCGGATTATTTGAAAGGGCAGCCAGTCGATTTTCAGAGACAATGGCTGGGCAAAACCCGTTATGAAATGTACCAGAACGGCAAGTTGCCGCTGGAGTATATGGTCAAGCCGGACAGCGGATTCAAACGGACGGTGGAAAATCTGCGAAGACTTGACGTGGCAAATGAAACTGATAGAATTGAACCTACTGGTGCAGCGTTAGAATATATTGAAAACAACCGTGAACGAGATGCAAAACATTTGTATCCCTTCCAGCAAGTGCGTCTTCAGAGATTTCAATTTTTTGCCGCTGTAGTCATGTGGTTCTGCGCCCTTGAAAAACTGGTGTTTCCGGGCTTTCGCATTTCGACCAGAGCGGCTATT